ATAAAAAATATTATGATAAAAATATAATTAAAGAAAATGAATGTAGAAAATTAGGTTATAATTATATTATAATAATAGATAAAAACTATACAATTTTTGATAAAATAATAAATAATTTATAACATATCATTAATATTTTTTAATTCTTCTTTCAATCTTTCTAATTCTTCGTGTTTTTCCATCATAATTTTCTTCCATTTTTTTCTATCAGAATATATTTCAGACATACATTGTGTCACAACACCATCTTCGTGTTTAAATACTGAACCATTGATTGTTATAATATCATCTGGATCTAATGGTATTTGATGTCCATTAAAAATTGAATAATCTTTTCCTTTTACAACTTGACCTTTATATGAATCCGCACTTATATTAAATTGCCTCATAGTTGTTGGATAAAGACTAGCAAAATCAAAACAACAAGTCCAAGTAGCCATTCCTCTAATTGGTTCTTTTACCCAACCACCTTTAATTGATGCCCCACCACCGTTATCATTATATTCATCTTGTTCATCTCTAACAAGAACAATATTTTTTTGAGTTCTTAATTTTTCTCGTAAAATTCCTTCAGTTAATGCTAATGTTGATATTGCATCTTTAATTTTAATTTTACCTAATACTGCCATACCATATAAAATATCAATATATTTCATTTTATTATGAATTTGTTGAACCAAACAACTGTCAACTGCATTATAATATACAAATTTTTTATAATCTTCTCTGTGAAGTCTTTTTAAGTCACCTTCATAATTAATTTTTTTAACATCTGCACCTAATATTTTTTCTGATGCAAAATCTAATGATAAACTTTCTTTTACTTTAACAGATTGATCCCATTTTGAAAATAATTCCATATAATCAACAATAACTCGATGTGCTGGAATTTCAGCATAATTCAATTTGCCATATACATTTTTACCATTCCAAGGTTGATTCATTTTTCTAGTAAAAGATGCAACCGATGGATCAATTCCCAATTTTCTTGCTCTTGCTACCAAAAATACCCAATCGTATTCGACAAAATTCCAGCCTGTTATTACGGGCATTTTAGGTACAATTCTATTGAAAAAATTATTTAATAAATCATATTCATTTTTATATTGTACATATTTAAATAAATAATTAGTTTCAAATTTCTTAAAGTGATTATTTATATCTTTTTCAATTATTTCTACATTATCTGAATCTAATGGTTCAGTTCCAATAACCAAAACTTTATTTTTATTAACAATTGAAATTGTTTGAATTGCACTTTCTGCTAAATGTGGTTCAACTTTTCCACTATCTAAAATTTCGTTTTCAATATCAACAAAAAATATATCTGCTTCTGCATAACCATATATTTCATCTTTTTCATCTTCAGATAAAGAATCAATAAAATCAAAAATTGAATATTTATTTGGATACTTTGAATACACATCTTTTACACTTTCACCACACCAAGTCACGTATCTTCCCGATTTTTCTGGATCATCATCACTAGTTTTGATAAATTTACTTGGTCTCGCCCAAGGCTTATATTTCATTTTTATTTGTCCATATTTATCTATGTAACTAATGATCAAATTGTTACTTCTGAATTCTGTATCTACTAACATGTAATTATTTATTATTTTTTAAATTATCTTCTAATATTTTTCCGATAAATTTAGATTTATTTATATTTTTTTCTTTAATATGTTCAATTAAAATATCATTTAGTTGTGAATTAATAGTCAAATTTACTGATACTTTTTTTTCTTGTTCTGGTATTTTTTTTCTCATTAAAGTTTTTTATTCATATATCTCAAATAAAAAAAAATGTTTAACAAAATGTTTAAAAATGCTATAAAATAGTGATTTTTGACTTTAAATATTTTATATATACAAATAAAAACATATGAAAAAAACAAAGTCAAAAAGTAAGCAAGCAATATCAATAACATTAAATCCAGAAATATTAAAATTATTGGATAATAAGACTTCGAATCGTTCTAATTATTTAGATTGGATATTATTAGAATATTTTAATAAATTAGGAATAGATATATCAAAAATAAAATTATAATGAAAGATAAATTAACAAATGATAAATTTATAGAAAGATCAAATAAAATACATAATAATAAATTTGATTATTCATTAGTTGAATATAAGAATAATTATTCGAAAGTTAAAATTGTTTGTCCTATTCATGGTGAATTTGAACAAATACCAAAAAGTCATATGAAAGGTTTTGGTTGTGTTAAATGTTTGGGTAAATATAAATTAACAACAGAACGATTTATTGAATTTTCAAATAATATACATAATAATAAATATAATTATGATTTTATAAAATATACAAATATGCGAACAAAAGTTAAAATAATTTGTCCTATTCATGGTGAATTTGAACAAACACCAGATAATCACTTAAAGGGTTGTGGTTGTCCAACATGTGGAAATGTAAAAATACCAACTACTTTAGAATTTATAGAAAAATCAAATAAAATACACGATAACAAATATGATTATTCATTAAGTGGATATAAAGGAGCTAAAATCAAAGTTAAAATAATTTGTCCTGAACATGGAATATTTGAACAAGAACCAACAAATCACATTAATGGTCAAGGTTGTCCAAAATGTAGTGGTAAACAACTATCACAAAATGAAATAATTGAAAAATTTAAAAATATTCATAATGATAAATATGATTATTCATTAGTTAAATATATAAACAATAAAATTAATGTTAAAATAATTTGTCCTGAACATGGAATATTTGAACAAACACCACAATCACATATTTCAGGAAAAGGATGTCACATTTGTGGTGGAAGTAAGAAAAAAACACAATCTGAATTTATAGATGAATCTAATAAAGTTCAAAATGCGAAATATAATTATAGTTTAGTCGAATATACAAATGTTAAAACAAAAGTTAAAATTATTTGTCCTAAACATGGCATATTTCATCAAAAACCAACACATCATTTAGCTGGTGTTGGCTGTCCATTCTGTCGAGAATCACATGGTGAAAAAGATATATCAACATACTTAGATGAAAATAACATAAACTATATACGCCAATACAAATTTAATGATTGTAAATATAAATATAAATTATCATTTGATTTTTATTTACCTGATTATAATATATGTATTGAATATGATGGAATACATCATTTTGAAATTGTTAATTATTGGGGTGGTAAGGATGCACTTGAAAAACAACACATTAGAGATAACATAAAAAATCAATATTGTAAAACAAATAATATAAAATTAATAAGAATAAAATATAATGAAAATATTTTAAATAAATTAAAATTAATCTTAAAATGAAAAAAGAAAAATTCATAGAAAAATCAATAAAAATTCATGGTAATAAATATGATTATACATCTGTAAATTATATTAATATTCACACAAAAGTTTTAATTTATTGTAAAAAATGTAAAAAATATTTTGAACAACGACCAGATCATCATTATGGTGGTTGCGGTTGTCAACAATGTTCAAATAACAAAAAATTGAATACTCAAACATTTATTGAAAAATCAAAAAAACTATATGGTGATAAATTTGATTATTCGTTAGTTGATTATAAAAATATGCATACCAAAGTTAAATTAATATGTAAACATCATGGTGAATTTGAACAGACACCAATGACACATCTGAAAAATGGAAGTCAATGTTGTGCAAAAAATAATAAATTGGATACAAAAAAGTTTATAGATATTGCAAATAAAATACATAATAATAAATATGATTACAGTTTAGTTGATTATAAAAACAATCATACAAAAATTAAAATAATATGCAAATATCACAATTATATATTTGAACAACTTCCAAATAACCACAGTTCAAAAAAGCATAATTGTCCATTATGTGGAAATAAAAAAAGACGATTAAATAGAATAAATCAAATAATAATAAATAAATTAAATGGTGTTCAATTGATTCCATCATTTAATTCAAATGCCTGTGTAATATTTGATAATATTTGTAAATTAAAAAATGTACAAATTCAACATGCAATGAATGGTGGTGAATACTATATTGCAAAATTGGGATATTGGTTAGATGGATATGATATAGTGAATAATGTAGTTTATGAATATGATGAAAAACATCATTTTGATAAAAATGGTGACTTATCTAATGCAGATAAAATTAGACAATATGAAATTGAGAAATTTTTAAATTGTAAATTTATTAGATTTAAATATGATATGACAATGACAGATATTTTAAATTTGGTATAAATCATCTTATATGTTAAATAAAAAAAAATCATCTATAATTAAATAAATTTTTAGAAAAATAAGACCATTTGTAGTTTATATATATAACATAAATTAAAATAAATCAATGGAAGATAAAAAAATTCATTTATATGGTAAAGTGGCAAAAATGCCAAAAAATGTAAAAGCTAAAAATGCGTATACATTCTTAGAAAAAATAAAAGCTGACAAAAGTAAGTTGTGGTACATTTTGATTGAAAAAGATGAAAATGAATTGCAATGTATTAAATATAACAATAAAATGGGTGTTGATTTGACTATATTTATTAATCAATTAAAAGAGTATTATAAAAAAGATGAAAATATTAAAAAATATATTGATAAACTAGTAATTGATGGAAATGATAAATTTTCGATAATAAAAGGCATATCTGATGTTGATATTAAACCAGGAAAAAAAATGATTACTTTTCTAACTGAAAATTTAATAAAATTATTATGTGATTAAAAATATTAAAAATATTAAAAATATTAAATATATGAAATTATCATTTTGTACAACTTGTATGAATAGAATTAAATATTTAAAAGAAACATTACCACAAAATATTAAATTAATATCAAAATATAATTATGAATTAGTATTAATTAATTATGATAGCAAAGATGATTTGCACGATTATATTATAAACAATTATAAAGAATATATTGATAATAAAATAATTAATTATATTAAAATTGAAAATAAAAAATTTTTTGATAGATTTCATGCAAAAAATATAGCACATAAATATTCAACTGGTGATATTTTAATAAATTTAGATGCTGATAATTTTATAAATGAAAAACTTATTTCAACTATAATTGATTATTTCACTAAAGATATTAATTATGTGTTACAATGTGGTTATAATGAAGGATTTATAGTTATCAGTCGTGACAATTTTTTTAAATTGGGTGGTTATAATGAACAAATGAAAAATTATGGATTTGAAGATACCGATCTTGTTTTTAGAGCATTTTATCTTTTAAATTTACAATTTATATATTTAGAAGAAGGATTAGTAAATTTTATAGAACAGCCTGATGAAATTAGATTTTCTAATATGGAAAATGAAGTTAAAACAAAGTTATCAGAATATAATATAAATATCCATAAACATTATATGAATTTAAAAATATCAAATCCAAATTTATATAACAATATTGAATGGGGAAAAATATGAAATTATCATTTTGCACAACATGTATGAATAGGGTAGAGCATTTAAAAAAAACTTTGCCACACAATATAGAATTATTAAATAAATTTGATAATTCTGAATTAGTTATAGTTAATTATGATAGTAAAGATGACTTACATGA